CTGCGTCCACAGTAGCCAGGTTAGCGTAAGTAGTCTCGTCAAGGATTGTTTTAAGCTCCTCACGAAGCTGATCCTGCTCAGCTCTAGCTTGACTAAGCAACTCGCTAGCGTTCAGAGTGACACTTTCTCCAGGGATTGGCACAGTTGCGAACTTGCCGCGGATCTGACCTAGCATCTCCTTAGCTAATGCCAGGGCAAAGCGGCGGATCCACTGCTTACCAATCGAGTTGATGTTTTCGTAAGGTAAATTCTCAAACGGGAGAGTATTAAGGTTGTTAACTCCTTTAACTCCGTTTTCGCCCCGACCAGTTTCGTCCCAAGGCTCAAATTGGTTTTCAATAGTAAACTGGACCCAGAACTTTACAGGCGACGTGTTCACTGGTTTAGGGAAAAGTCTTAAGTTGTTATCGAAGATCTCATAGGAATAGTGAGACACCCGAGTGTATAGAGCATCCTCGTACGCCATTGCCTGGAGTTTGTTCTGCCAGGTGGGTACAATTTCAAATGTGGAGTCGTCAGCATACTGCCCGTAGGTGCGCATGTTGCCTACAACCGAAAACCCACCATAGTACCCATAGAAGCGCCACATGGCACGAGGGGTTCTAAAGAATACCTTGCGAACTACAATCCGCTTGTCTTGTACCTGCTGGTAATAGGGCACGGAAGAGCTATTGGCTGATG